AGATACAAGAAAAGTATCCAACCGCTGTGTTGGTGCCAGGCAAGTTCAAGCCATACGATATTTTTATACCTGAAAAAGATTTAAAAGTAGAAGTTAAGGTTGATCTTAAAAGTCAACAAACTAAAAACATTCTTATTGAACTTAAAATGTTTGGTAAGAAAAGTGGACTTTTGTCTACAAAAGCTGACTACTGGATCATCTATACAGGATCAGAATACTTGTGGACCAAACCACAAAGAATTATAGAGTGCATCATCCTTAATAACATACCCTCACAAAAAGTTTTGGGTAAGGATGATGATGTCGAAAAGGATGCTTGCTTGATACCTATTCATATATTTAAGAAATATGTGCTTGACAAATAAATGTAATTCATGTTTATAATGTTTACAAATGTTCCACATGGAACAATTATTAAGCCAAAGGAGGGCATATGAAAATCGGAGATAAAGAAATAAAAAACGCTAACCACGCTGCTAGGGTCCTTATACTGCACGCACTAAAAGAGATTGCACAAGATGCACATTCTCATATATTTGGTGGTCTTGATATAAGATCTGAGATAGCAAGAAAAGTTATTAAAGACAGCGAAGGAATAGACATAGCTTCAGAGCTAGAAGCTGAGCTTTTATTAAGAAACATAGAGTTTGAGTTTGCAAAAATATTGGGTAGCTTGGAAACCAAAACAGGAATACTAACTCATATGGTTGCACGAAATAGCTCAGGGTATGTAGACAAAAACGCTTACTTTAAAGGTGCTATTAAATAGAAATGACAGACATACTAACTTGTATATTTATAGTTATTATGTTGGTTGGTATGAGCTTTCTTTGCTACATGGCTGTGCATCTGGCGGAGGAGAAAAGACAAGGGAAGCACATACCATTACCTTGGGAGAAAAAAAAGAAGGATGATTGATTGGTTTTGGAAACTAATAGACAAATGCGTAGAGAGATCGCTACAGAAACAATCAAACAAATTATTTGAGAAAAGCAATGAAGACATGGAAGAAAGCAGTTAAGGAGTATTACAGGTTTCATAAGATGGGTAGAAATGATTTTACCTACAGAAAATATTTTGATCCTATACTAGAAGACAAAGATATAAACACCATATCCAAACAAGATATAGCAAAAATTAAGTCTGGCATTAAAGGTAAGCCAAGCACAGTCAATAGATACTTAAGTTATTTTAGAGCAATACTTATGTATGCTTACGAAGAATTAGGATGGTTGGACTCCAAGCCTATAATCAAAAGAGTAAAAGAACAGCCTATGAAGACTAAGTATTTTACTCTGGAACAAATCAAGAGGCTCTACAAGGTTTTACCCGACCACTTGAAAGATCCTTTTGAGTTTTCCCTCCTAACTGGGGTGAGGATGTCCAACTGTCTTAATCTTAAATGGACCCATATACATAAGAACCAGATTGCCATAGATGCAACAGAAACTAAAAATGGTAGACCTTTGTGTGTGCCTTTGAACAAAAGGTGCTTAGAGCTCCTACAATCAATTAATAATACTAGCCCTTATGTTTTTACCTATGCGGGCAGAAAGATCAACAGAGCGTCTAACACGGGCTGGTATAACGCATTAGATAAAGCTGGACTGAAAGGATATCGCTGGCATGACATAAGACATACCTGGGCTACCCACCATGTGATGAATGGAACCCCCTTACATACACTTCAACATTTGGGTGGGTGGTCCGACTTTAATATAGTTAATAGGTATGCTCACCTATCAGAAGATTATTTGAGTGAAGCTTGTGAGAATAGCAATACTTTGATATCTTAGGCTTGATATTCATATCAATCCTTTTGCGGGGCTTTGATTGCAGTTTCCTCAAAAATAGTTTTTATAGGTCCCGCTTTTTAATTTCTAATAGCTTCAAGATACTGTTTGTTGAACTCTTTCATCAAAGTTACCTCTTCAAACTCTATTCTGTCTTTCTCTCTTTCATAGTAAACAGGGTCGCTTTCTTCATAATTACTTCTTAAATCAGCTTTTTCTTGTTTAAGTTCTTCAAGCTGCTTTTTAACTCTTGCCAGCTCACTTGTATTGCCAAACCTTCTTGTATTTTCTGCCGTTCTTGTATTTATTAAATCCCTTAAATTTCCTGTAGGATCTTTCCTGTCAAGAAAATCTTCTGGGTCTTCGCTAGGATCATCTGACTCTGAAAGCTTCCTATATGCTGACTCAATTTTCTGCAACTTACCAACATTCTCAAAATAAAATCTTCTATCCTCAGCATCTCTAGGACCAGCGGTAACTCTTCTTTTAAATGGAAACTGATCTGGTCTTTGTTCTTCTGGAGAAAACAAGACATTTGATGTCCTTCGTAAAGTTCTAAGTGTTCCACCTCCAGCATAATCAACCAAGTATTGTATTACACTTGGATCCCAATCAACTTCACCTTCGTAAAATTCGTTGCCACCAGTTGCATCATTAACTGCTTGCGTTATTTTTTCTATAAATTTAAAGTTACCAGTTTTTTCTCTATATGAATTTGGGTCATCAATAAAGAAACTTTCATAGGTTATAGGTGCTCCAAAGAAGTCTCTATTTACCATAAGCTCTGCAAACGGTCTAGCCGCAGATGGAACAAATGATGGTATGCTTTTTATAACTTTTTGCTCATCACTTGCTCTTGGTAAAGCAATAGAAAGTGGTGCATAGTTGTGCAAGAATGATTCCGCATAGTCTAATCCTGCCTCCGCAATAGTTCTATCATAGTTATCTAAAACTTTTGCTAAAGCTAACTCTGTTGCTATTCTGCCAGTGTTAGCAAAAATTGCGTAACCATAAGGCATTGGCACACCTAAACCAACTGGAAGCTTTCTACCGTCTTCTGTAAAGGTGAAATATTTTGAGCCGCTACCCCATTTCTCAACCACAAGCTCACCATCACCAGCAGATACCTCAGGAAACATAATGATATACTTTGTTTGTTTTTCCCACTCTGGAATTTTTGCATACCAAAGTCTGCCATCTTCATCCTCTTCACTAAACAATATATTATATAAAGTTTGTGCAGTGCCCCAACCAACCAGACCTGCTGCAAGCTTTGCTTTTCTTGATGAAAAATTGCCTGGCGTTAAGCCTCTAAAAACATTTACTGTTCCTTGTATGCTG